TGCGAGGCGGTCGGCTTCTTCCTGCGTCTTCACTTGCGTGTTGACTTCCAGCGTCTTGCCGTCCGTCTTGTCTGGGTCCGTGAACGTGGACTCGATGACTGTGTCCTTCTTCTTTTCCTTGTACTTAACGTGACACGCCTTATAGACGTCCCGCGTCTTTGCCGTCATCTTCCAGCTGAAGAAGCTGTCAATGCGGCTGGAATCATCACCGCTCGAAGAGCTTCCGCCAGCGATGTTCATCTTGTAGATTTCCATCGAGGTCGGCGTGCCTGGACGGACAAACGTGATTTTCGGCTCCCCCGTTTCAAGCTGCGCTTCGTCGTAGATGATAATCTGCTCGCTCGTGACCTTCAGGTTGTAGCCGTTGTCCTTGCAGAGCTTTTGAATAAATTCAAGGTCGGATTGGTCAGACTGTTCGACATGGTCAACGGCAGGGTCATCCTGCACAAGCCACATCATCGTCAGGCCGTTCTTTCCCGCGATGTCGTTCACAATGACGCTGACGGTCGTGTCCTTCCATTCCTGATTCTGCTTTTCGCCTCGAAGCGTATTGTCGTTCGGTACGACAACCGCCTTGATTTGAACCACAGACGGCATACCATCCACTTCAATCTGGTCAACCTCGAACTCCCCCAGGTCGAGCTGCTTGAGCCCCTCCGAGAGATTCTGGTTGTTGTACGTGTTCAGCACGACCTTGAGTTTTGCACCCGGCTCCGGGAACCAGGACGCCTGCCAAAGCGCGGCCTTGTCCTCCAGCGTAATCGTGAGATCGTCAACGGCATCAGCGATATTGTCCGTGTACTCGATGGACTTGAGATACTTCATCAAGTCCTCCGAAATATCCGTTTCCTCGCTCCCGCCCTTCGGCTTGTAGGTCACATTCGCCCAAGAGCGACGTGAAAGCTGGGAGCCCGGTGTCAGCGTTGACGCCCACTCTGCAATCTGCGATTGGACGAAGCCCGATAGAAGCCCCATGCTCTCACCTCCTCCATGGCGGCAGTGTTGATGCCGATGCAATGCCGACGTCTGGGCAGGTAATCGTGATGCCAGCGGGGAACACCGTCAAATCGTTGTACTGCTGGTTCGCTTCAAGGAGCGTGCTCATGTAACGCTCATGCCCATAAACCTTGTAAGCGATGGAATCCCACATGTCGCCTTGGATTGTCGTATAAGTCTTGTCAGCCAAAGGAAAGCCTCCTTTGCTCTGCCCGCGCGTTCGCCATCATGCGGGGAAGTTCGCGTTCAAACTGCGAAGCGAACTCTGCAAGCGCCGCTTTGAAGTCTCCGACAGCATCCTGCCCGCTTCCATTCACGTTGATAGTCGGATGGAGTTCGAGCGTGATGCTGGAGACGCTACTCGGCGCTGGAGCCGCAACGGGGGCCGTCGCCTGTGGCTGTGCCACGGGTTGTCCGGCAAAAGTGCTGCTCATGGATTCAGGAAGCATGCCGAGCATCTGCCCTGCCTGCGTCCACAGGGAAATCGCTCTCTGGGAACCATCAAGCGGGATAGCGGCCTCGGGCCCTTCCTCTGCGAACGTCGTGAGGAACGCGCCCTTGTTGTAGATACCGCCGGTGGCGTTCGATGCAACGCTCGCCGCCTCCCCGTCGCCGCCCTTGATGAAGTTGACGACGGCGTTGATTGGCGAAGAGAAAATCGACTTGAGGTTTTCCCACTTGCTCTGCACTTCCGCAACGCCTTGGTCAACGATGCTCAAGACGCTATCTATGACGCCCTGCACCGTGCTGACAATCATGTTCCATGCAGCGGATGCCGCCGAGCTGATGGCATCCCATGCCGCAGAAATCATAGCCTCTGCAGCGTCAACGTAGTATGTGATTTCATCAATGACCGGCATGACAATCGCAAGGATTTCCGTCCATGCCGCCATCGCGGCCGCACTGATAGCGGCCCATACCGCCTCAGCAACGGACATGATAACCTCGATGCTCGCAATGATAGACTCGATAACAGGCATGACGATAGGCGCAAGCAAGGCCCATGCCGCCTGTGCGGCCATGACAATCGCGTTCCAGACGGCTGTTGCAATCGCGACAAGCACTTGCAAGATACCTCCGATGACCGCAATGGCCGCGAAGATGACCGTGCTGATGACGATGAAAGCAACCTTCGCCGCCACCGTGATAACCGTCCATACCGCGCTGAAAATCGGCGCTAGGACGGAGATGATGGCGGAAATGACCGTGATGGCCGCAGAGATGACAGCCGAAATCACAGTAAACGCGACAGACACGACCGTCACAACAACGCTGAATACTGCACCGAATATAGCTATGATGCCCTGCAGGATGCCGCCGACAATCGTGACCGCCACGGACAGCACCGTGCCGATGACGCCGATGAGGCCGGACAGCGCCGAGATGAGGAACGAGCCGAACGCGGAAACGTACGGCTGAATCGTTGTCCAGATGCCTTGCAAGAATGTGATGCCCGCCTGCGCGGCCGCCTTGATGGCCTCCCATGCCGCCGAGATGGTCGGCGCGATGGAGTTCCAGACGGCCACAGCCGCAGACTTGATGCTGTTCCATGCCGAGATGATGGCGCTTCGTACCGTCTCGTTGTTGTTGTACAAGTAGACAAGAGCCGCGACAAGAGCAACAACGGCGAGCACAACAAGGGCAATCGGATTCGCACTCATGACTGCATTAAATGCCGCTTGAGCCGCCGCCGCGATACGCGTTGCCGCCGCGTGGAGCTTCAAAGCCGCCATCTGCGCAAGCGTTACCTGCGTACCTGCCTCCGTCGTGATTGTCAAGAGCTTCATCGCCGCGTCAAACGCACCGATAGCTGTAATCACAACGTTCAGTGTGAGGCCCGCAAGAACAACGGCCGCAATCGCTCCGGCGACAGCCATGAGGGCAATCACGACGCCTTGATGCGTCTGCGCCCATTTCGCCATGTCGCCGACGATGCCCGCCAATCCTTGCGCCATCTGCGCCAAGATAGGCAGGAACACGGAGCCGACGGAAATGGAAAGGCCCTCAATCGCGGATTGCAGCTGAATCGCGCCGCCTTTCGCGTTGTTGTTCATCGTTGCCGCCATCTGCGCCGCCGCGCCGTCTGCATTTCCGACAGCGTTCACGAGCGTATCGAAATCGCTGTCAGACGCGTTGACGATGGCAAGGAAACCGGACATAGCTTCTTGTCCGGCGAGGCTTGATGCATACTGCGCTTTTTGCTCTTCCGTCATGCCGCTGAAGGCCGCGCGGAGTTCCTGCATGGTCTGCATGAAAGGCTTCATCGTGCCGTCCGCGTTCGTCATGGTAATGCCGAGCTGGTCCATCGCCGTGCCCGACTCTTTCGTCGGCGACACGAGGCGCGTCATGATGGCGCGTAACGATGTACCAGCCTGTTCGCCCTTGATGCCCGCGTTCGCCATGATGCCCGTGGCGACAGAGACGTCTTCGAGACTGTAGCCAAGAGCACCGGCAAGAGAGCCAACGTACTTGAACGTCTCGCCCATCATCGCGACGTTGGTGTTCGCGTTCGTGGACGTTGCCGCCATGACATCGGCCATATGGCTCGCCTGGTCGGCGGACATGCCGAAAGCCGTCAGGTCATCCGAGACGATATCCGCGACACTCGCAAGGTCTTCGCCGGATGCCGCCGCAAGGTCGAGGAGGCCAGGCATGCCCGAGATAATCTGGTCGGTCTTCCAGCCCGCCATGCCGAGGTAGCTCATAGCTTCAGCCGCTTGCGAGGCCGAGAATTGCGTCGATGCGCCGAGCTGTTGGGCCGTGGCTGTCAGGCGCTCCATATCCGCGTTTGACGAATTCGTGATGGCCTGCACTTTTGACATGGCCTGCTCGAAGTTCGCCGCCGTCGCCACCATGCCAGCAACAGGGGCCGCGGCAACAGCCGTCACCGCAACAGCGCTCCCGAGCTTGCTCTTGGAACTGTCGAATGCGGCTCCCGTCTTTTCCTTCCGCGCCTGCGCGTCAAGAATCTGGCTGCGACGCTCCGTCAAGGAGTTGATGCGCTGCTGCAGGGAAGCGATTCTCTCCTGCATAGCCGCGCTGACGCTTCCCTGCGATTTCTGCTGAGCAGCGGCCGCGCGTTGTGCCTCGCGCATGGCGCGATTGACTTCCGTGAGCTTCGAGCGGAGTTCGCTCGCCTGACTTGCTGCTGCCTTCATAGACGAGCCGACAGAGCCGTCTAGCTGTCCCTTGATAGCAATGGCAAGCTCCATGATACGTCCCGCCATGTCACTTCCCTCCCTTCATGGCTTTGTTCTCTCGTTCGACTTCTTCGTTCATGATGGCAACAAAGGCATAAAAATCACCCATCGGGATCTCTAGGAAATAGCCGATGGGCGTGCCTGTGTACTTTGCCATGCGGAACGCGGAAAGACGGATGCTCTTTACCGTCCCGCACCCAGTAAAAAACCCTGCGCCTTGATGCAAGCCGCTGTGAAGTCCGTCATGTTGAGGCCTAGGATGTCATCGACCTTGACGCCAGCGGCAGCCGCCGCGACGTATGCCTGATAGACCTGCGAAAGAGACGGAACCATGATGGTGTTGTCCTCTTTCTTTGCCCGTTTCTCGCATGCGATGAGCGTGTAGCCGTTGATTTTGTCGAAGTCGAAGACGAGCTTTTCCGCCCCATTCGGGAGGGGCTTCGAGAGGTTCAGGACGTTTTCGTCGTCAACGTCCACAACTTCGACTTCCGCCTTCTTGCTTTCCGCCATGTCATTTCATCCTTTCTCAGAGTCCCAGATTTGCACGAATCGGCGCCATGATGTCGTTGCCGTTGATGATGCACTTGTAGCCATACTTATCAACCTCGGCAAGGACCTTGCCCGCCATTTCTTCTTTGATGTAATGCACTTCGATGACTGTCTCAGCATCCGCCGTGCTTCCCGGCTCAAGAGAGCCGACCTTGTGGCTCTTGATGCGGCCGCGCATCGCGACACGGAACTGGTCGTGGATGTACTTGCTCTCGCCGCCGTCGAACGCCTGGACGTCCGCATAGGCTTCGAGGCTGATGGCCTCGCCACCAAAGAGCTGGGAATTATCCTTCGTCGGAACGTTCCACGAAATCGTGCACTCCATGCTGTCGAAGTGGCCCTGAATCGGCGCTTCGACTTTGCCCGCGAGGCCGATGCCAGTAACGTCGGCCGTAAGCGTCTTGATTTCAGGAAGCTCGATTTTCGTTGCCGCGACGGCCGTATCGCTGCCATTCAGGTAGATGCGTACGTCGTTGATGACTTCTGGTACTTTGTTCGTTGCCATGTGATTTTCACCTCACCATTCATTCAAACAGGCTCTGGAAGTTCTTAACATCGTACTCGATGACGTCCTCAATTTCCTGAGCCGGAACCGGCGGCGTGATGCTCGTGTGGATGCGGATGATGCCCTGCAAGAGATCTGTCGTCGGGTTCTCATCGGAGAGGAAGGAGACGGTTGCGCCGAGCAAGAAGCCGCGAGACACGAGGCCGTTGAGACGAATCTGTTCGCTGTCCACGATGGTCTTAATCAGGCGACCCGTGAGCGGCTGGTCGACTTTCTGCCAGTACGTCAGGATGAACGTCTGATACTGCCAATCGAACATACGGCGAACGCAGATGAAACTGTCCTTGACATCCGTCATGGACGGATAAGCGCCCGTGTAGTTGCCCCACGACTTCCAGCCGCCATTGAAGTTCAGCCCCGTCATGATGCCCTGCGAATTCAGGAGGTTCGCCTGCTGGAGCGAAAGCGCAACTTCCGTGCCATCTTTCAGGCAGAGGCCTGTCGCCTGCATCGAGAGATTCGACGGAGACTGATACGGGATATCGTCGTTTGCCGCGTCCATGACACCGATGATGCCCATGATGTGCGAAGACATGTGATAGACCGCATCACCATTCTTGACGCACGGCCAGCAGGCAACCTGATTCGTCCCCGTGTAGTTGTTCTTGTTCTTCCAGGCGTTCGCGTCTGCGTACTGCTTGACGTTTCCCGTGTCGATGTCCGTGAGGACAATGCAACGGAAGAGGCCGTCGATGTTAAGCGCCTTCGCCTTCATGACAGAGGCGACGGTCGGGTCCTCGCTCCAGCCAGGAGCCGCTAGGATGCCAGGTACAAGGGAGAGCTGCGTGTAGATGGTGTCTACAAGCTCAAGACCCTTGACGCTGCCGTCCGTCGAAGCACCGCCGATGATGTCGGACGCCTTGACGGCCGTCGGGTCTACCTTGTCGTAGGCGATGAAGATACTCGAATTTGAGTAGAGCGTGCCGCCTTCAAGGACCGTGATGACAAGGTCGCCATCATCATTGTAGGCGGCCGTGTAGTCCGTGCCGAGCGTTGCCTCTGTTCCATCGGATGTTCCTTTGACCTTGAGAGAGCTGAGAATCACGGAATCCTTAACAAGAGCCGTCTTGTCCGTGCCGATAGCCGTCTCCGTCTCAGCAACCGCCGTCTTATGCTTCGACGGGTCGAGGACGTTGACGAAAACAATCGGCTGAACAGCGTAAAGCTTGAACTCCGTATACATCGCTTCGCAGAGCGTGTACTTGTCCCAGTCATCCGAATAGCCGAACGCCTGCACAGCTTCGTTCCAGCTATAGCAGATTTTCGGCTTGTTAACATAGGCCGTCGGGTCCGCCGTCAGATGGACAGGGGCCGTACCGAAAACAACCGGCAGCCCCGCCGTCGTGGCGACAGGCGCGATAATAGCCGTTGCAACTTCCTGCGCTTTCACGCCATGAAAGTATGCCATGTTCATTTACCACCTTTCTTCTCTTCATGCTCCCTGACTGCCGCCTGGAACATGATATTGAGCACGGAGCCCTTCTTGCGAACAAGCTCACGCGCCTCGTTCAATTTCTCCGGCGCGACAAACAGATGTTTGTACGTCGGATGATTCTTGTATTCCTCCGGAATCCCGTCTGCAAAGATGGAATACGTCGAAAGCCTCGAATCACGAAAGCCCGGGCCGACGTAGACAACGGGATTTTCCTTCTTCCTTCGCAAAGGATTCACCTCGCTAAGATATCGCTGTTGTACCGTTTTGGCTGCGGGATGTAGACCTCGAACTCGATGACGCCAATCCACTGCGGAAACGGCTGGTCATCGGGCACGGTTCCCTCAAGGCCGTCTGCGATGAGCCACTTATCGTCGATAGGATTCTCTAGAAGGAGCATGTTGCGAACGAAGTCCATGTAGTGAAACAGCGTATCGCACCCTTGCTCCAGGTCGTCGTCGAACACCGTGACGTAGGCGACGATGGACACTCTCGAATCGTCTTTTCCATCCTTAAAAGACTCAGGACGGACAACGACAGCCGGGCAAAGCTCCATCATTTCCTTCCGCGTCGTCTTGTGAGGCAGGAAGCCGGAATAGACCCTGACGTCCTTCACCGACTCCTCCCCGTCAGAGTCAACGGAGCGAAGGAGTTCATCATATTTCTTGATACAGCCTTTCAGGTAGGACGCGATACCTCTTGATACGTCTAACGGTGTCATTCATATCACGCCTTTCCCAGACGGTACTCGATTTCATGCTCAAGGCGCTCATCAAAGACCTCGCTTCCGCGTTCCTCCATCGTCTGCATGACGTCAGGATTCCCGTAGAGCTGCGGAACAGATGGGCCGTAAAGTCCCTTGATTGGGAACCTCTCACGACCGACGCGCGCAACGAAGCGCGTACCAATGGCAAAGCTTCGTTCGACCTTCTTCATTCCGCCGCGCTTGACCGAGACAAAAATGCCGCTTTTCCTCTTCGAGGCCTGGTACTTCGTGACAGGTTCCGTTGCGCCCTTGATTTCAAGGATTGCGCCGTCCCCAATCCCTCTGATATGGGCTCGCGCCTTGACATCCGCCGCCTTTATCGTATAGATGGAACGAATCTGCTTTGCACCAGCAGCGCGAGCAGCTGTAGCCGCT